ATCAAATAACCAAGAATATGATGGAAGATTATTTAGTGCAGGAGCTACATATATAGATAATGAAGATGATGATGAAGAAGAAGAAGAGGAAGAAAACAATGAAGAAGAAAACAATGAAGAGAATGAAGAAGGAAATGATGAAGGCATAGAAGAAAATGATGAAGAGGATGAAGATGAACAAGATGAAGATAAAGGAAAAGAACCAAATGTTGTTGAAGTAGATCCGGTAGAAACTAAATCATATAATGTAGATGATGGTCCTTATGGAGATTTTGATTATTATGACCCTCAAGATGATGAGGATGATGATAATGATTATTATAGTTCATTTCCATCTGGTAATGAGCCCAATCCACAAACAGGTAATCTAGATGTTTCTAATTTTAATTTTGAGTATAGAGTTCCAATAGCACAAGATTTTACTTCTGATATTTTAGCTAGAGAGATTAGCGGATCTAATTTTGGTGAAACACCACAACGTTTAACATTTGAAGATCTTCAGGTTAGATATGGAGATTTTAATCCTGCAAGAATGCAGAAAGCAAAATATGGAAAACAAGTTTCTAATGTTAAGAAGAAGACTTTGCAAAAAGATAAATAGTTTATATGGCTATAATTTAGTATATTAATATATATAGTAGACTTTTTTTAAAATGAGATTTAATAACAAAAACATGACTCCAGGACAATACATTAAGATGTATAGAAGTGGTGGTAGTATCAAAAAATACCAAGACGGTAGTGAGATGGATCCTGGCATGTATGATCCTGAAGCAAACATATATTCTCCAAATTGGCAAATGGATGAAAATGTTCAACTATATGAAGAAGATGTAGAAGGAAATGTTAATCCACAAGCATCAGAGGTTGTATGTCAAATGTGTGATAATGGTAGTCCTATAAATTTACCAGCTAATCCAGATGGTACATGCCCTCCAGGTTCAATAGTTGATGATGGTCAAACGAATCCTTGTGATCCTAGTCAGCCTGGTTCTGCTGATTATTCAGATATAGAAAATCAAGAGGATGTTAAAGCTGGACATAGACAAAAGTATGGAAGTAAAGGTACTATACCAGATTGGTTAACAGCAGCTCCAATTGGAGACAAAGGTAATTTAGCAGATCTTATACTTACAACAAGAAGTATTATAAATAGTTATAAACCTGAAAATTATAAAGGTAAGTTTTCTTTTTATAATTTACCTAGTGGACAAGAAGGAGGAGCATTACCAATAGCACAAACAGGAGAAGAAATTGATTATTATTCTGATACTTGGGACTTAAGTAAAAAGAAAACTAAGAAAATTCTTAAGAACTTTCCTGATATGAATTTTGAAACAGATACTATAATAAGAGCAGAGAATCCAAGTATACGTGCTCAAAACGCTATAATGGAAATGAATGCAAATAATGCTGGTCTCCAATCATGGGATTTTATAGATCAATATAGAACAGATGATTCATTATATAGACTGTTTACTTTACCTCAAGAAAAGAATGGGGGATCATTACCTAAAGCACAAACTGGATACTTTGATGCTGAACCAAAAGATCAAAGATATAGAATAAATCAAGGTAAAACAGAACTATATAACCGTTATGGAGATCTAGCTTATAGTTTTGGACCTGGTCAAGGAATAGTTGGAGACACAAAAATACTAACCTATGATGAGTTAAATACTTATTTAGAAAGTTCACAAGCTCAAAATCCAAGACAAGATTTTATAAATAGCTATCCTAATGTAATTTTAACTCAAGATAATGCAGGAGATTGGTTTGATAATCATGCTGACTGGACTCGGCAACCTAGAGCAAACTGGGAAGCACAAGTAAAAGAACTAGTTTATTCAGGAACACATGGTTTTAATCCAGCTACAGGGGCATTAGTAAAATTAGATGCTGTACAAGATGTGCATCCAGATAAAAAAGTAATAGCTACAAAAGAATATCATGATGCTGGATATGTTAGATTACCAGATGATCCTGAAGAAAGAGCAAATTGGATAATAGCTAACAAAGATGATATCATTGCAATTAGATCTATTCCTGTGGGTGATTTAGGGTTTTTAGGTGTTAGAAATTGGGATGATGTAGAAACCTACATGCAAGAGTCTCCTAATCAAGGTTATTATCAAGCACTTACTAGAAGTGGTTTAGCTGAAAGAAATTCTATGCTAAGTGATATAGGTCAACAAGAAAGAGCTACTGGTACAAAAATATATGATAATCAACAACAGTTTGAATTAGATTCTCTTATGAGTGATCCTAATACTGATCCAAACGCAATAACAAATCAAAAGTTAGATATGCTTTTGAATCCTGAGACATCTGATATTAATATCCCTACTAATTTTGCTCCTAAAGATACTACACTTAATTATGCTTATGGTGGTGCAATGCCTTATTTACAGACAGGAGGTGCAGCTCAAGGAGGATATATGTGGGAGTGGTCACCTGATACTCCAGATCCTTTATTATTAGGTAGTGAGCAAATGATTGGTCCACAGAATCAATCTGATACACCAAGTCAAAACTTTCCATTTAATGAACCAGTTGAACCAGGAAATGTACCTCCAATGCAAGATTCTGATAATGATGGTATATCTGATTTTGTAGATGCTGATAGTGCAACTCCAGAACCTTACGGTCCTGAAAATGCACCAAGTAATATATCACCAGGAACTTATGACCCTGATATATATACATTTAATCAACCTGAACTTGATGAAGCTGTTGATACTCAAGATGATGTAGAGTACTATGAACCAGAAGGTGATAATCCTGATGCTAATGATAATCCTCCTAATCTTGATGAAAATGTAGATGATAGTATGGATGATAATACAGATGAAGCAGTGAATCCAGATGAGGGGGATGATTCTCCTGAAGGAGATACTACAGAAGAAGATGACTCTTCAGATAATGATGATCCAGGTGCAGAGAAAAAAGGTTCTGGTAGAAGTGTTGGTGAAACTATTACAAAGACTGCAGAAAACGTTGTTAAAGCTGGTAAGTTTTTAAATGCATACTTGGATAGAAGAAATAAAAAGAAGGAGAAAGAAAAGTTAATGCGTAAAACTATAGCAGACAATATGTTTGAAGCAGATGATTCTGATATATCTGGACAAAAAGGAGACTATGATACTAATACAGGATTGTTTAGAACAGATGATAAAGTTGTTTCTAGAAAAGGAAAATATGGTTTAGAGTTATTACAACCTGGTGGAGCTACAGAGTCAGACATTGGAGCAAGTATAACACTAGATGATGAAGGTGCTAGACCAAGAATAGAAGGATCTTTTCCTATAGCAAGTACATATGATGATGGTTATAGAGGATGTTATAAAACACCTACAGGAGAGCTTTCTGCTGCATGTGAGATAGAAGGTGGTGTAGAGTTTGATCCATCATCTTCAATGGTTACTAGTCCTGATCAAATAAATGAATATACTATACCTACAGGTAATCAACCATTTAGCGATACAAATATTTTTGATGCAGACGGAGATGGTCAGATAACTATGATGGATGCAGAGTATGACGCAAACAATCCTTTACCTACGGAAGAAACTGTTACAGAAGTAATACCTGGTACAACAAAAAGAAATGTAAGTTTAAATCCTACATTTAATATAGGTGCTAAAGGTAATCTTGGATATACAAGTCCAAGTGGTATACATCTTGGTGCTACAGGAAGAGCTGGTTTTATGGGCAGTAGCACAGATGATATAAATCCATATTATAGTGCAAGAGGTGATATTGGTTATGTTGGTGATAATTATGCAGTAACTGGATTTGGGGAACAAAGTAATATAAGAGGTACTGATGTAGGTCTTAGAGGTTCTGCAGATTTAGGTGGGGTTGAATTGTATGGAGAAGGTAGATATAATATACCAACTGGAGGACCACAATTTACAGCAGGTGTCAGAATACCTTTTGAAGAAGGTGGTGAAGTTGTTGATATAGATTTTGAAACATATAAAGAATTAATAGCTGCGGGTGCAGAATTAGAAATAATGTAATTATGAAAGTAAGAATAAAGAAACTTCCTAGAACATATAAATTAGAAGGACGAAAACTTGTTAAAAGATCACATGGTGGTAGAACAGGTAATCAATATGATTATGGTTTAGTTACGTTACCAGAATATAATATTGGTGGTCACTATTATATGGAAGACAAGGAAAGTAAAGTAAAGAGTACATTAGGTCCAATTCCACGTGAGTTAGCAAATCTTGAAGCAGAAAGAGGAGAAACTGCTTTAACTGATTTAAATCAAGATGGTACATTTGAGTTATATAATATAGGTGGTAATAGACACAGTAGTGGAGGTACACCATTAAATTTACCAGAGCAGTCTTTTATATATTCTGATACTAGAGCAATGAAGCTTGATAGAAAAGATTTAAAAGAGCTTGGTGTAAATGATAAAAAGAAAATGACACCTGCAGATGTATCAAAAAAGTTTCCTTTAAATAAGTATTATGAGGCATTAGATAATGCAGATCCTTCAGATCATATAGCAAATAATACAGCAGAATATATGCTTGAGAAAAATAAAAGAAAACTTTCACATTTAGCATATTTACAGGAAGCTAAGAAAGGATTTGAAGAAGGAGTACCTACTGCAGCTTTTCCTTATCTTAAAGAAAAAGGTATAGATCCTATTAAGTTTACAGCAGAAGTTGAGGGTATAAATGAACAAGAAGTACAAATGAGAGAGATGATGTCAATGCCTGTAGATGTACAAGAAAAACTTATGCAATTGCAACAAATGATTGCTATGTCTGAAGAACAAGCGCAACAACCTCCACAAGTAAGTGCAGAAGGTGTACCAATGCAACCAGCACCTCAAGCTATGCCACCTCAAGGTATGATGCCACCACAACAAATGATGGCTAGATATGGAGGATATGTTCCTGAATATGGATATGGTGGAGATCTTCCACTAGCATTTTGGGGTAAAGCTATGGATTATGTACAAGGTGGATTAAGCGCAGTAGGTATGATACCTGGTGTAGGTTTAATTGCTGATGCTGCTAATACTGCTATATCTGGTGGTAGAGCTGCTTATGCAGGATTTACAGGTGATACTGAAGCTAGAAATAAACATTTAGGTAATATGGCTCTTAATGCTACAGCAATGATACCAGGTGTTGGACAAATAGCTACAGCAACTAAAGCTGGTAAAGGTGTAGCAGCAGCTACTAAAGCAAAAACTATTTCTAAAACTGCTGGTTTAATTGGAGATGATGTAGCTTCAACTGCTGCAAATGTTGGTGGTAAGTATATGGACAAGCTAAGTGATGTAGCAAAAATAGGAGATAGTGCAACAGAAACTGTAGTAGGTTCAGGACAAGCGGCTAATCTTTATAAGAAAGGAGATTTTATTGCAGATGAAGCTAAAGGTGAAGGTAAGATTAATCAATCTAATAAACCTAAGTATGAAGATCTTGCAGCTACAACAGATGCTGATCCAACTGCAACAGAACAAGTTACTGATGAATCAACTGGAGGAGTAGAAGAAACAGTTGCAGCTACAACTGAAGCAACACAAGAAGCAGAAGCATCACCTTCTCCAGAAGCAACAACTGTATCAGCAAGTACACCTACTATGGAAGCTGATGACGAAGTGGCTTTAAATGATCAAGAAGTAGAAGAAGACCCTATTGATGATGTTGTTGCAGATAGTTCTGATATGGAAGAAGAGCCAATGGCTTATGAACCACAATCATCAGGAGAAGAAGAAGAGTATGTACCACAATCACAAAGAACACAGTTTGGTGGAGATCCGTTTAGACAAAAGTCATTAAGAGAATTTATATATGGAGGTGCACCTATGTATCAAGGTGGTGGATCTAATACACCAATGCATGAATCAGGTGTAACACAAAAACAAGCAGATATATGGATGGAAGATGGTTATGTATGGGCAGATACAGATGAGGATGGTGTAGGAGATACATGGACACATACAATATATGGTGATACTCAGATTAATGAACAAATGAGAAGAGCAAATGAGGGTGAGCTTGTTAGAGGAACTGGTGATATTGGAGAAGAAGGGATTGAGTCTATGCAAGACATTAGAGATGATGGAACATTTGCAGGTGATGAAGATGATGAGTTTAGCTATGAAGATTTTATGAATAGACATGGTGAGTTGATTAATCAAATAGATGCAGATGAAGATGGTGTACCAGATTATCAAGACAGAGAGTTTGATATGGGTAGTAAAGAAGATACAGAAGCATTTCAAGATGCTTATAATGCAGAACTGTGTAAACAATATGACGCTAGCCAGGCATTACAAGAACAATATGCAAGCTGTGATGAATATATAGTAGCTGCAGGAGGATTTCATGGAGAGAATGCAACTACTTCACGAGATGGTAAGTTTGGAGAATATACATATACACGTCCATCATTTGCAAAAGAAGACCCTTGTCCAGAGGATGTAAAGGCAGCAAAAATGGCAGAGTGTGAAGAACAAGGTTTACCTTTTAATTTAGAAGAGTGTGCTTGTGGTGAAGCTGCAGATCCTTGCCCAGATGAAGAAGAAAAGAAAAAAGCATGTGATGAAGCTGGAGATATATGGGATAGTGCTAATTGTATATGTCAAAAAGGACCTGAAGATGTAGAAGAAGTGGATGATGTTAATCCTGAGTTTTGGTTGCAAGATAGACTAGGGATAATGAATGCTATAGACAATAAGTTTAGAATAAAGAAAAGATATCCTTGGACACCAATAGAAGAGACACAACAAATAGATCCGGTATTTCAAGATCCTACAAGAGCTTATGCTTCTATAGGAGAACAAGCAACTGCTGCTGCACAAACAGCTTCTGCTTTTTCAGGACCACAAAGAGCTGCTGCTGTTCAAGCTAAAGCACAAGGTGCTGCTGCAGAACAAATAGCAAATGTTGCTGCACAAGTGCAAGGTGCAAATGTTGGTATTGCAAATGAAGCAATGAAACAAAATGCTATATTGAAAGCGGATACTGAAAGAACTAATAAAGCTAATCTTAAGAAGTTGTATGATGATACAATGTTAGTAGAACAAAACTATGATAATGCTATATCAAAAGCAAATACTGAGTTGACTAAACAAATTCAGAATGCATATACAAATAGAGCAGATACATATAATCTTAATACATTATATCCTCAGTTTAATATAGATCCTAGATCAGGTGGTTTAATTGAAGTTACAAATCAAAGAGATAATGTACCTACACAAAGAAGTGAAGCAGATAAAGCTGCTGAGTATCAGCAACTTATAGAACAGTGTGCTGGAAATAATGCAGATAAAACATGTCCACCAGAAATGCAAAAGATTATATGGAAACAGGTTTACGGATCTGGTGGAGGTGATAATAACAATACTGAAGATAGTTGGAAAGATGTAGCTTTAAATCAAGGTACAAACCCTGTTCAACAAAGATATGGTGGAGAAAGAAAAGCAAATCTTTTGAAAAAAGGTAAGCAATTAAGAAAATGGTTTTCACCTTTAAGGGGTAATTAAACTTTAAAAGTGTGAACAGATGATTTTTAAAACTTAAAAAATTTTAGTAATTTTAAATTATGGCAACATATATACCAGGCAGTTCGGATTATATTCCTCAGTTACAGACTTTTACTCCTAATTATAAGTTTCTTCAGGACGTATTAGAAGTAAGGCAGGATAGATATACTACTAACTATAATCTATTAAATGATTTATGGGGAGATGTAGTATATGCTGATCTTGGTAGAGAAGATAATAGACAAGTTAGAGATCAATATGCTAATCAGTTAAGTGAGAAGATGAAGCAAGTTAGTGGTATGGATTTATCATTGCAACAGAATGTAGAGGCTGCTAAAGGTTTATTTAAACCATTTTATGAAAATAAAAACATAGTTGGTGATATAGCTAGAACAAAGCAATATCAAAAAGAAAAACAAAAGATGAATGCTTTATACAATAGCACTCAAGAGTTTCAAAGAAAAAAATGGTGGCAAACAGGTTCAAAATATTTAGATTATTTATATCAAGATTTTATTGAAGCAGATCCAAAACAAGCTTTAAGTAAACCATTTCCTACATATATAGAAAACCCCAATGTTATAGATAGAGCTATTGAGTTATTAAAAGAGAAAGGTTTAAGTATAGAAAGAACTACTATAGAAGGTGACTACTTCTTAACTGAAACAAATGGTAATCTTTTATTAAATCAAATAGATAGTTATGATCCTGAAACAGATACTTACACTACAAGGAATCCAGCTAAGTCTATGTTAAAAAATCTTTTATTACAAGATCCTTTGATAATGAGAGCATATGCAGCAGAAGCTGAAGTAAAAGCTAGGGAGTTTGCTGAGGATCCTATTAACATGCAAAAATATGGAAGTAAAGAAGCTGCAATGGCAGGGTGGGCTAAAGATGTAATGGGTATATCTCTAAATCAACAAACTAAAGAAATAGCAGAAACAAATACTTTTATTGAGCAAATGGCTAATAATGCTGAGATGTGGGATGAATACCAAAAAAAATATAAACTATCACCTGCTGAGATAGAAGTATATAACAAAAAGATTAATGATCTTAAGATGTTAAGAGACGCTAATAAAACAGCAGAGAAGTCTGTAGTAAATCAAAAAGGTCCTGCAAGCACACAAAATCAATTAATGTCAAAAGCATATGAATCTTATATGCGTATGATAATAGATGATAAGCTTACTGAAGCTGCAAAAGAATATGCAGACTTAGGAGCTAAGACAGAAATAAAACATGATCCAATGGCTTTAGCTAGAAATAAGCATAATTATAATATGGCTAGAGATTATCAAAAACATCTTTATACATTAGCAGAAATAGAAGCTAGAAACAGTTATAAAAAGAGAAGTTCTGGAGCTGGATTAAGAGGAGATGGTTTTGATTTAATGAATCCAAATGGTGTTACAGTCTTTACAGCTGAAACAGAAGGTGGTGAGTTAGATAAAAGTATATTAGATGGTACAGGTTATTTTGAATATGTAGATAATTACTTTAATGATGAGGAAAGTAAATTAAATCAAATGAAATGGAATTACATAGAAGAGTCATTTCTAGGATCAAACTCAGTAAAGAATGACTATAATCATACTTCAAATAATCCTGATGTAATTGATAACACTAAATTTGCTTATACAATAGATGGTAAAGAATACTTTACAGATTTAAATACAGCTAAAACTAATTTACTTGCAAGTAATGGTGAGTCAGAACTAGAGAGAATATTTTCTCAAATTATGAAGAAGAGACAAAGTCTTGAAATTAATAATGGTAATAACCCTGTTCCAGAAGATGTTATTACAGCATTAGATCCTACAATGCAAAAGTGGATGGCTGATATGGAAGAGCAAATCCAAGATCAAGAGGCTGTTGTTAATGAAGGTGTACAAAGATATTATGACATCTTGCAAGATGCTAATGTTACTTTGTTTAATACTGATCCAGGTTGGAAAAAAGATAATGATAAATATCAATTTCCACATTTAGCTATGCCAGAAGGTGTTATTAAATTATTAATGAATGAAGAGTTTGGATTATTAATGGATGATCCTACTGATACAAAAGCAAATGTTAGTTGGAAAGAGTTTTTAAAAGATCCAAAAAAGTATGGTTTAGAGGACTTAGACTTAGATGTTGATGATATATTAGCAACACCTGTAAGAAGATTATCTAAAGATGAGTGGGTTCAAATATATGTAAATCAAGCTAAAGGTGGTAAGTTTTTTGGAGAGTATTTAAATAATTCTCCTGAAACAAAAGATCCAAATGGAATGAATGGTACTAGAGGAGATAATTATCCTAACGCTAGAAAAGAAAGAGATGAAATTCCAGAGCTTTCAGGAATAAGAGGTGAGTTTTGGAAGTTAAATAAAAATTATGAATTGTTTCCACCTCCAGGTCAGTATGGTGTTAACTTTTTAATGGATGCTTATGCTGATCAACTTAATCAATACATGGGTAATGAAGATGCTATAGAGTATCAAAGATCATTAATAGGGTATTATCAATTTAATGAAGAGGCAGCTAGAAATGCTGCTGAAGCAGATTGGGAAGCTTTAAATGAAAGAATGAATAGTGCATTAACTAGTGGTGCTGCAGGAGGTAAAACTGGATATCCTACATTTGATCCAATTGCTTATTTTAGTGGTGTTAGTCAAGAGGGTTCAGGATTGATAACTCCAAAAACATACCAAGTTGATTTTAGAGCAGTAGATAATAATAACCCACAAGCATTAAATGAAATGAGTAATATTCTTAGAAATTTAGTACAGCATGGTGATGAAGTGGTTGTAGGTTTTGGAGATAATCTTACTAAGTTTCCAGATCAATCTGACCCTATTGCAAAAGAAATCTTATTAGATTTAATAGCAAAGCATAAAACAGCTAATAAAGATAAAACAAAAGGTAGATTAGATTATAGTATTAGATATGTAGAAAGTCTTTTAAATGAAGATGCAATGGAAGCTAACAAAGAAAATAATGGTTATGCTGGATACGTTATTGATTTTGGAGATGATTATGCTGCTAATGCTTACCTTGGTGCTAATAAAATTTTAAACAGTAATGCAAAGAATCCAAATAAAACCCAAAGGGAGGCGTTTATGTCAGGTGGTAATACTATAAAAGTATTTATGCCAAAGCAGCATGATAATAGTGTGTTCAAGAGTTCTAATAATTCACCAGCATCTTGGGAGATTAGATTACAAGCTAATGGCTCTATAGAGAATATAATACAAAATGGTGGTAAGTATAAATTATTTCAAAATTCTAATGGTGAGAAAATGGTAGAGATTACTCCTATGTATTATAATGAGACTTCAGGAAATATAGAATGGCAAACACCATTTATTGAAAGAGTTGGTATAGATGACTATAATGTAAAAGCTTTATTAAAAAAGTACAATGACAGATTAGGAATGGTTGCTGACAACAATATTAAAAATAAAAATCAAAGCAGTAAAGTAGTAACTGATGAACAAGAGCAAGGAAGATTTACTATAGATATGTTCCCTGGTCTACCGGCAAATAGATTGCAATGGGCTATAGGTATGACTAAGAGAGGTTATGTTTGGGATCCATCCAGAGGTACTATGGTAAAACCTGCTTCTCAACAATAAGATAATGGCAGAAGAAAATTATACATCACAATCCGAAATAGAAGAAGTATCTCCTCCTTCAAATGATGCAATGAATGATCAGTCATTTATCAATCAAGATGTGTCTGTACCTGAAGTTAATATGTCACCTACAATTAATGTAACTCCTCCAGATAAGTTTGATCCAGATATATCAAGTCAATTTTTAACAGAAGGATCAAAATATGGTTATAGTGATCCAACTGCTTTAGATTGGGAAAGTGTAATAGATCAAATAGATACAACTGGATATGGTCCAATGGTTGATCCATATGCTAAAATGACAATAGATATTGCCACTGAGTTAAATACAATGGCAGCTTTTCCACTAGATAATGCTAATAATAGTTATCCTGGTTATGCTAGTCCTCACTATAATCCGGCTAAAGCTTATGATACTAAACCAGATTTAAATAGTCAAAATGGTATAGAAAGCTTTTTGCGTGGTTCACAACAGTCTGTAGTTAATGATGGTTTAGAAGTAAATCCAGGTCAAGGTTATGAAGCCCCATTTATTGGTGGTATTAAAAGATTTAATGCAGATAGATATTATGCTATGCCTGTATTCCAAGAATTAGGTTTTAATCCTTTTATAGATAATGAAGCTGTGTATGATAAGAACGCAGGGTTTATGGATTATCAAGCTAGATTTTGGCCTCAGTTTGGTAGACAGTTTGGTTCTGCTTTTACATCTAGTTATAGAACTTGGGAAGATTTATTTAATGGAAGAGTCCTTGCTGGAGATGCAGAGGGAGCAGAAGTATTTACAGATGTGATGAGAATAGCAGGATCACAAAGTGAAGGTGGTGCATTTACTGCTGGATTTTGGAATGATCTTTCTTTACAACTAGCATATCCTATGGGTATTATTAGTAATATTGTTGTAGAAGATCTTATAATTAGAAATGCAGCTAGAAGAATAAATCCTGCACTTGCAAGTGTAGGA